AATACTGATGCCGGAAGCGGCTTTTTTGGTCACAATCACCGTACAGTCGGTGATATTACCTGCCCACTGATTGCCTTTATGGAAAACCTTAAACTCCAGAGTGACGCTTCCCCTGCCACTCGGCATATCAATAACCGCACTGTAGCTACCGGGAATAGCCCCTTTAGTTTCTCTGGATGCGATTAATACACCGTTTTTGCGAACTTCAAAACCATAACCCGTGTATCTTGTACCTCCCGGGTTATTACCACTTCCCGGATCGCTATACGCTATTCCGTTAAAGATAATGGGCGGAATAATGATTTGACGGTCAAAGTTATGATCATCGCTTATGGTAACTGTAACCGTCCCGTTTGGTGTTTCCGTGTTACCCCACGTACCAGCCTGTTTCGGGAATGATTTGGATACAGCTTTAACGAAGTCACCTCTGACCTGAGTCGCCTCCAGCATGCCCTTAATCGTACAGTTTTCATTTACCGTGACATTGTTGAGCGTCCCGGCGTTCGCATTCACACTGCCACTGATATCCGCATTTTTAGCGGTCAGCTTTCCGTCCGGTGTCAGGGAAAATGCCGGTGGATTTCCACCGCTGGTAATGGTGGGGGCCGTCAGGCGTTTCAGGAACACGTCGTTCATGAATATCTGATCGCCCTGACCAACAAACATCGGTTTTGTGTTGCCATTCGCAGGATTAACCATCGCAATCCTGTCCGCCGCCAGCAGCACCTGACTCTGCATGCCGTCAGGGGTGTTCTCAATACCGGCACCGATACCCGCAATATAAAGGCGTCCATCCTGCATCTGCTGCAGCTTCACAGCCCACATGCTGTTCAGATTATTATTTGTATCAACCTGAACCTTCTGTATCTGCTGGATCGCTGCACTCTGGTCTTCCAGTTTCTTATTGACGGTCTGTGTGATTTCATTGCTGACATCCGTAATGGATGTCCTGATTTCAGCCAGGTCAGGCGCAAGCTGACCGTTATCAATCTGCGTCCACAGCTCCTGAGCCAGATGGGTTTTCCCTATCTCGCCTTTGAAAAAATCCAGATAGCCGGATGCGTCATCACTCGGCTGACCAACAGCCTCCACGAATGCCGATTTGCCAACGGTGTTCACACTGCGAACGTAAAAATAATAATCATGGCCCGGCCTGATATTGATACTGGCGGCTATCCAGTACAGCGCCGTGCCAAGATAACGCGCGCTGGTTTCAACCTGCCTGATATCCGCAATCCGCTTTTCCGAGAACCAGAACTCAAACTGTACCGTCGGATCATAAACCGCAAGATGCGGCGTGGCGGTTATCTGAAAATAGCCCGGCGTCAGCTCAATCCGCGACGGCGCTGCCGGTGTGGCAATCCGGAACGATACCGATGCCGGATCGCCCTGCTGTCCCCACGCATTTACCGCCCGGACTGTCAGCCTGTAGTTCCCCAGCGCCAGTTGCGTGAAGCGGTATGTGGTTTCCGTCGTCCGGGCCGTGCTGACCAGTCGCTCACTGCCGTCATCCGCTGCCACGGTCAGGCGAAGCATAAAGCTCACCCCCTTCACCACCTTCGGCGTGTCCCAGCGGGCCAGCACCTGGTATTCCCCGCTGTCTGCGGTGACTTCTGCGGTCAGATGCTGCACTGCTGGCGGCGTGACACCATTCACCGTGCCGCTCTGGTCGCCGTCAAAGTGCGCCCCGTTATCCACGATGGCCTCTTTTTCCGGTACATGCTGCACGGCGGTGATGGCATACGTGCCGTCATCGTTCTCACGGATACTCACGCAGCGGAACAGGCGCTGGCGCAGCGTCGGCAGCTTCAGCCCCCACACGCTGTACTCGGCAACGCCGTCAGGAACCCGGCTCACTTTCACCTTCACGCCGTCGGTGACGGACTGGACCTCCACGCTCACCGGATTACCCTGCCCGTCAACCAGGCTTATCAGCGTGGTGCCGGAGGATGGCAGCGTGATTTCACGGTCGAGCGTCAGTGTCCGGGTCTGGCTGTTCACCGCCAGCACACGCCCGCCGGTGCTGATCCCCGCATAGTCATCATCACAGATTTCAATGACATCGCCCGGTACATGGCGAAGCCCTTCGGCACCCACGCTGAAGTCCACGGTCTGCGTTTCCAGCAGTTCCGTTTTAATCAGCCACAGCCCGGCGCGGTGCGCCTGCCCCCGGCTGGTACAGCCAAAGGCATCCATCTTCGTGACGTTACGACCGTAACGGGCAATGGCCTGCGTGTCCTCCACAAGCTCTGTCGCCGTCTCCCAGCCGTTACCCCATCTTCGATTGCCGAACGAATCTGCTTTGAGTAACTCCCGATCTGTTCGATGACTTCCAGCAGGCGCTGGTTTATATCGGCGTTCTCTACTTCCTCAATTTCAGGAAGCGATACAAACACCCCACCAGCAGACTGTGCGACAGCATCCGCAATGTAGTGAGTGCCAGCCGCGCGCTGTAAAATCATTGCCCATCCCAGCGGGAAAATCTGATCGCCATCTGCACGAAGGCGGTTGAATAAAGCGTTCTCTGTTACATCCAGCCACTCAGCAGCTTCAGCGTAACCCCCCGGCAACGCCGCGATAGTTTTTCTGACAGCTTTCACGTACCACTCAGGCTGTTTTTCTACTTTCCAGTGATGCTTACCCACGGTTAGCCTCATCGTTCTGTGGTTAAAAATTGAAGGTGTTCTGTTAATCTTTCGGATAGATATCCGGTCTTAAGTCAGATTTCGTAATTGCACCTGACGTGCATTGCTCAAGTTTTTTAGCCAGCACAAAACTGGCTTTTTTATAACCATTGAAAACCAGCCGTAAGTAGCCTGGTGTTGAGCCAACTTTTCCGGCCAACTCACCCTGCTGTTCTTTGGTTAAAGAGTCCCAATACGCTTTCATACAATATGTACCTCCGGTATACATATTACATGATTGAGATGAACCTTCAAGATACTTGTACCTTATCGGTACAAAGGTTTTAATTTCTTTATGAAAACAGTCCATGACATCCGGCGGTCTAACGCCAGAAAACTGAGAGATGGTGTTGGCGGGAATTCTTCCTTTGCCACCATGATTGATCGCGAGCCAACCCAGACCAGCAGGTTTATGGGAGATGGTGCAACTAAAAATATCGGTGACAGCATGGCACGGCACATCGAAAAATGTTTCGACCTGCCTGTCGGATGGCTTGATCAAGAACACCAGACAACGAACATCACAAAAAAACCTGACGTTTCAATCACTAACAAACAAATAACGTTAGTCCCTGTCATATCATGGGTACAGGCCGGAGCATGGAAAGAAGTTGGCTATTCTGAGGTTGATTTGAGCACAGCAGAAACTTATCCCTGCCCTGTACCCTGTGGCGAAATGACTTATATCTTGCGGGTGATTGGTGATTCAATGATTGATGAGTACCGCCCGGGAGACATGATTTTTGTTGATCCTGAAGTCCCTGCCTGCCACGGTGACGACGTTATTGCATTGATGCACGATACAGGCGAAACCACCTTCAAGCGGTTGATAGAAGATGGAACACAGCGTTATCTCAAAGCATTAAACCCAAACTGGCCTGAGCCTTACATTAAGATTAACGGTAATTGCTCTATAATTGGTACAGTGATTTTCTCAGGAAAACCAAGAAGATACATAATAAAGGCCTAATCAATATTTATAACCTGCTTCGGCAGGTTTTTTTATACTTGACAATGTACCTTTGGGATACATAATGTATCTAAAAGAAACATAGCACAGGCAAGATTAAACAAAATTTGGTTGTAACACGGCGTATGGCACATGCGTCGTTAGCGGTCTGGGGACGTTAAAGGGGACAATCCACTCCTTGCTCGGGCAAACAAACCAGGTAGCCGGAATGTGCAAGTCAATGATGATGCTGATAAGACGCCTAACCAGCGTGGCGATTCGGTTTGACGCCTGGGAAGAGACCAGGGTGCAACGATGAGGACATTTATGGAACCGCGACAAAGTGTGGTGCCGTAACTGGCTAAGTGCTCTCAGCGTTGTGGTGAATGCGCAGGCTGATGCGCGAAAGACATTGCAGCTAATGCGGAAAAGAGCTGTTCGGCGGGGCAATTAAACGCCCGTGAGAGTCTGAAATAACCGCAAGCCGGAGATCAGCACCGGTCACCACAACAGCCACTGCTTTGGCGGTACCAGTTTGTACACTTGCTTCCGGCTGGTACCGCTCTTTTTACAAAACAGAGAAGAGCATCACCGGACGACGGGCTCATAACCAAATCCATCCGGGCGGCTGCCACCGCAGGTGTTCTTCTCTGTTTTGTGGAGAAACCAACCGACCTTGCAGGGTCGATATGATTAGGAGCAGCAAAATGGCTAGCGAACGCAGTACTGATGTGCAGGCATTTATTGGGGAGCTGGACGGCGGCGTATTTGAAACCAAAATCGGCGCAGTTCTCAGTGAAGTCGCTTCCGGTGTGATGAACACGAAAACCAAAGGTAAGGTCTCACTCAACCTGGAAATCGAACCATTTGATGAGAACCGTGTGAAAATCAAACACAAACTCTCATATGTTCGCCCGACTAACCGCGGGAAAATTTCCGAAGAAGACACCACCGAAACGCCGATGTATGTCAATCGCGGTGGTCGCCTGACTATTCTGCAGGAAGACCAGGGACAATTACTGACTCTTGCCGGTGAACCTGACGGAAAACTCCGCGCAGCAGGTCATTAATATCGTTCTTAATTAACCGATTATTTATCTCATCACTGAATATCTTTATATAGTGAGGACTTATTATGTCTCAGAACTTAGACGCAACCGCAATTAATCAAATCCATGCCCTTATTTCTGCTCAGGGTGTTAATGAAATTATCAGTAAGATTGGTGCCGATGCTGTGGCATTGCCTGAGAATTTCCGCATTCATGATCTGGAAAAATTAAATTTAAATCGCTTCCGTTTCCGTGGTGCGCTTTCCACTGCCAGCATCGATGACTTTACTCGTTATTCTAAAGATCTTGCAGATGAAGGCACCCGCTGCTTTATCGATGCTGATAATATGCGTGCCGTCAGTGTTCTTAACCTGGGTACTATTGATGAACCAGGTCACGCAGATAACACCGCCACTCTCAAACTGAAAAAGACAGCTCCGTTCTCTGCTCTGTTGTCTGTTAATGGCGAGCGTAACTCCCAGAAGTCACTGGCAGAATGGATTGAAGACTGGGCCGACTACCTTGTGGGCTTTGATGCTAATGGTGACGCCATTCAGGCAACCAAAGCGGCTGCGGCGATCCGTAAAATCACAATTGAAGCGAACCAGACCGCTGATTTTGAAGATAATGACTTCAGCGGCAAACGCTCCCTGATGGAGTCTGTCGAAGCGAAGACCAAAGACATTATGCCAGTGGCATTTGAATTTAAATGCGTTCCGTTTGAAGGTCTGAAAGAACGTCCGTTTAAATTACGCCTCAGCATTATCACTGGCGATCGTCCTGTACTGGTTCTGCGCATTATTCAGCTGGAAGCGGTACAGGAAGAAATGGCTAACGAATTTCGTGATCTGCTTGTTGAGAAATTCAAAGACAGCAAAGTAGAAACCTTTATTGGTACTTTCACCGCCTGATTTCATTACTGCAAATGCCCCTGCGGGGGCATTTACGGAAGCGATAATTTTAACTATTGCCGCCCCTATAAAGAACCATTAAACAATAACGTGACGTAGCTATTGATAGTAAATGAAGCACTTGCAAAATAATTGCATTGCGTATATATACACACATGTGTTGTATTACAGCGATAATGGTAAAGCAAATGATTAACTCTGAAGCAATTGAGCAACTAATGTGGCTATGGTCCTTATTTGACATTAAATTCTTATCTATTCTTGCCGCTGCCTTCACTATATATTTTGGCGTGCAAAAAATATCAAAAAAGGTGACAGTGTCGTATTCAGCAAATGCAAGTAGAATATATGACATGCATATATCAACCATAATCCTGAATAATAAAAGAGATAATGCAATTGCTATATCTTCAATCAATATGGAGGTTGAAGGTAAAGGGATACTACAAGTTATTAAATTTGACTCCCCTCTTCTTTTAAAGAACTATGATTCTTTAAAAGTTGAACCACCAAAATTTAGCAGCCTTTACAATAATGATGGCGTAGTTAAGTTAGATATTTCTGATAAGTTTCATTTTTATATAATCACGACATCTGGAGATGAAATTAAATGTATTTCTGAAAATAAATATGTAGCACCAAACATGGAAAACAAAATAGCTACAGACATAAGAAAATTTAATGGCATTGTCTTAACAAACAGAATGTCTTATATTTTTTTCTATGCAAATGACAACGGAGAGAAATACTGCATAATAGATGTTTCATTGTTCATAAATGGTGACAACCCATTTCATTTTAATTTTTTAAAAGAAGATGAATTAAGAGATTTTTCTAGCATCCTTATTAGTTACGGATATCACCAACAGTTTAAAAGTTATGCATTGTTTAAAATAGACAACCATCTTGCTCCTTCTTTGGTTTTAAATAAATCAATGATAGAAAATAATATTATTGAAATGAATAAGTAACTCACCGGGTGCAGCCGGTTATGATGGAGAAATGATATGAATACCTTGTTTTTACTGATGGCTGAATTCAATACCCCAAACATTGAACTCTCAGCAGTTAGTCAAAAATACTTTGGTATGAGTCCAGCCACAGCAGAAGCAAAAGCAAACGCTTGTAAGTTGCCTGTACCTACATATCGCATCGGTACATCACAAAAAGCAAAACGTTGCATCAATATTCAGGATCTTGCGGAATACATAGACAAAAGACGAGAAGAAGGACGTATCGAGTGGGAACAGGTCAGAACAGGCAAACAGAAGGGCAAAGAACATCACTAAAGAAAAAACCCGCCTAAAGGCGGGTTTTCAAAAAGCACCAGCTATGATCATGCTGCTTTGCGACGACGAAGCTTACCCTGCTGCTCTTTACCAGAGACAGTAGCGTGAGTGAACGCATTAGGAGCAGCCTTCATCAGAACTTCAACAGCAGCACCCATACCTGCGAATGCTTTCATTGTGTCGAACTTAACCTGTGGCTTGGTTGCTTTTTGATCTTCCATAGAAAACTCCAGAAGCTATACCGAAACAATTCCTGTTGTTTACTCATCATCAATAGATGATACGCAATATTTATTTTTAAATTTAAGGTTCTTTGGCGTAACTTCATCAGATATATCAAAACCGTCCAGAATTCTATTGAATGTAGCTTCTGGCATATCATCATGAACGGAAATCTCACCCGATCGCTGCTTTCTAACCATGTTATCTACTCGCCAAATTATAGCTTCAGCGTAAACAACATAACTTGGATGCTTGATAAAGCGATGATCACCAGAATTCAAGACGCAAGACGGATCGTGGGGGACACCATCCTTGATACTAGAAATATTAACAACTAAAACACAATAACAATCGTTAACGGGGTAATAAACAGGATCATTACAAATCACATGAAGATGATTGCATGGCCCAGTTGGGGCAAGCACAGTTCCTTTCCTGTATGGCTGATAATCCGTCATGATAATTGCAAAGAAAATTCCTTAAGTTTCTGAGATTCTTCCATTTTGCCAATTATACGATTAGCCTCATCCTCGCTTTTACCCTCACTGATCAGCATTTCTTTCAGGTCTATAGGCTTACGAGAATTGCCAGGATTGTGCCACTCTGGACAAACGCTTTCTAAATGCGTCATGTTTGCGAGATCAAATCGGTTCATATGCCCATACAGAGAATAGATTTCATCTAAAATCCGGATATCTGCACGGCTCAACTCATCAAAGACCTCGTCTGCATCCATTTCCCTCGGATCTGAACGCAACAACACATCATGCCCGTTCGTCTCTATCAGGTTGTACCAGTAGTCACCAATACCTTCAGCCTTACCACGAATCAAGTTCAGCGTATTCGACATGACTGGACCAAATTTCATAGAGTAAAGGCTATCTTCGCCGATCATCCTGCCATGCTTCAAAATCGACTTGCGGTTAGACAGATAGAGCAGCTTCATCAATTTCAGATATGCCATGCGCCCACCTCGCTTAAGAAGTAGGTATGCAGCCATTTGAGCTACTTTTTCTTCGCAAAACAT